GGCACAGCCTTCCGGGAAGCAGTATTCACAGCTTCTATGGAAGTAGAAGATGCTACAGGGGCACCCGCCACGGTCGTACTCGTATCTACCGCACTGTTTAGCAAAATCGGTAGCTTTACGACATTCTTCCCAGCCCCCTACAGTGTTCAAAACGTGTCCGGTGTTGCAACCGCAAGCACGCTAGACGTCAACGTGTCCGGCCTACGAGTCGTGCGAGCCAAGTGGCTCGACACAGACGCAGACCGTCACGCAATCGTGCTGAACGGTGAAGCTGCACGCTGGGTCGAAGACGGGCCACGTCTGGCAACAGCCGAAAACGTGTCCAAACTCGGTCGGGACGTTGCGATCTACGGCTACGGAGCCACAGCGGTTTACTTACCAGCCGGTGTTGTCCGTCTCGCAGAAAACTAAACCAACCCACTACTAGATAGGTAACCGGTCAAGTCATGGCACTACTAACAGGCCAGGAATTAGCGGACGCTCTACAGATCGAATATGACGGAGATATTGAGCCGGTATTGGATCAAGTAGCCGAAGCTGCTTCCGACTTGATCGGTTACCTAATCACCACAGCCGCAATCACAGCCGAGCCGCCATTGTGCAAAGAAGCTGCACTATCGGTAGGTAGTGAAATCTTTCAGGCACGTACAGCGGCAGGTGGCGAAGCCGTAGCAATCGACTTCACTCCCGGCCCTCGTATGTCGGTATGGATAACCCGCCGAGTAATGGCATTACTAGGCCCATACTTGAAAGTCGGGGGTATGGTCGGGTGACTGCACTCAGTACGGAGGCTAGGGAACTACTCATAACCGCGTTCACTTCCAGCGGCTATCGGGTATACGACACGGTACCGAATATCCCTACCCCTCCCGCTATCGTGGTCGTACCCGACTCTCCCTGGCTAGTACCAGGGCGGATCGGATCTAACCTGAACTATGAAGCTCGGTGGCGTATCTTAATCGTCATTAAAAAACGGCAAAACGCCGCCGAGACTTTGGACACAGAAAACGCAGTAGACACAGTGCTAGGCCTAATCCCTACCGAGTTCCTTGTGACGGCAGTAAACGCCCCACAACTAAACGACATTGGGGCGCAGGGCACAGTAATAACAACCGAAATAGATGTCTCAATCCAAATGAAGGAGAGTTAGCCATGCCAGCAGTATCCGTTGCAGGTGCAGCATTTACCGTAGATATTGCCTCTATAGGTTATGAGGATCAAGTAACCGCGGGGACAGTCACCACCACGCCCACTATTGTTCGCACAAAGACGCTATCTAGTGTCGCGTTCGACCAGACAGATTTAAATAGCACTATCTCGCTCGAGTTCCTGTATGACGAAAACTCGGGGCTATATGACGCGCTCCAGGTCGCTATTGCTGGAGCCACGACAGTAGCCGTCGACGTGCGTAGCGCTGCTGGTCATTGGGCCGGTAACGGTATGTCAATCGAATCGGCAGAGATGACGCTAGCAGCTGACGGTATCGCCACCTGCTCGGTAACATTTACAGGAACAGTCGCGTTCTCGTAAACCAATACAACACTCGGGAGAGGTAAGCCATGTACAACAGAATTACCGTGGTAGTCGATAACGGAGAACCTCAACTGTTTGACGTTAACCAAAACGATCGCGTATATATGTCCCAAATTGTAAGCAATGACAGCAAAGCGGATAACGTATTTGCACTTATGTCAATACTTGCCTACGCGAAAATAGAAGGCCGCAAAGCAGTAACCTATGGAGCGATCGAGAAATGGGTAGACGAGCATAATGTATTTGTGGAGGCGGAAGTCCCAAAAGTTACCCGGACGGCGGATACTTCCGACATATCGTCCGAATAGCATTACGGATACGCCGACCATTTAACGAAGTTTTACAGTACGACCCGCAACTATTAGCAACGATCGAGGAGGAATTAGCAAATGGCTAAAATATATGACTCCGGAATCGGTGGCCTAAACGAGCTCCTTCGAGACTTGCGAGGCTTAGGAAAAGAAGCCCAAAAAGAACTAAGGCAATCTTCTAAAACTATAGCCGAGCAGCACATGGTTCCAGCGTGGAAAAATGCTGCACTTCAATACGCCGGGCCTTGGGGACAAGATATAGCCGATAGCGTACGGGCAGGGGCTGACAGAGTACCCAAAATAATGATCGGAAACAAGAAAAAAACCATGCGAGGCGGTGCCACCTCGATTATGGTGCGAAGCCCTTCTAATACGGGTAACCGCGGCGAATCGTTCGCCCCATTTGAGCGCACAAACTGGATAGCCAAAACCCGCTCATATCAGCCAGCCGCGTTAGAAGAATGGGGCAAAGCCGTAGACCGCCTAGTATTTAAGTGGCAGGTAATGTAATGGCAGTAACCGGCGGTAAAACCTTAACCATATTTCTAGCGGCGGATCTCAAAAAGTTTAACCAGGGCATGACGCAAGCCCAAACAGGGCTAAAAGGCTTTGCCTCCACTATGTCCAATATGTTAGGCCCTGCCGCTATCGGTGCAGGTATCGCGATCGCTGGACTAGCCACAAAGATGGCGGTAGATGGAGTCCAGTCGGCATTGGCTGATGAAGAAGCTATGCGCAAACTTGCGCTAACTATGGAAAACGTAGGCTTAGCGCACGATACGCAGCGGGTCGAGGATTACATATCTGTACTGGAGCGTTCTACTGGGGTCGCTGATGACGATTTAAGGCCTGCTTATGATCGGTTAGTCCGTTCAATTGGTGACACGGCTAAAGCTGAACAAATGCTTAGCCTTGCTATGGACATATCGGCAGGGTCAGGTAAAAGCCTTGACGCCGTTGTTCAGGCATTAGGTCGGGCATATGACGGCAACACGGCAGGCCTAAGCCGTCTCGGGGCAGGTATAGACGCCTCCATACTTCGATCCGGCAATATGCAAGCCATTACCGAAAGCCTTGCTAACACTTTCCGGGGACAGGCTGCCGAGTCAGCCGACACCTTGAGCGGCAGAATGAAGGTACTTAATCAGGCCGTAGATAACTTGGGCGAAGCGTTCGGTAAAGGCCTGTTAACGGGTGTTAAATCGGCTACTAACGGTACTCAAGACATGGTTAAAGCCATGCAAGATTTAGAAGATGAAGCCGAAAACGTAGGACAAGCCACCGCGATAGTCGGAGCGTCAGCACTTAAAGCCGGTGGCTTTTTCGTAGACGCCTACGGAGACGTTCTAGGATTTATTAAAGGCCTACAAGGTGCCAGTAATGGGGCCGTTAAAACAGCCTCTTATCTAAACCCGCTAGGTCTTGTGGCGGCATTGCTCGGTGATCAGTTCAATGACGCAGCCGAAGGAGCAGAAGCGTCAGGAGACGCAATCGGCTACACAGCCGTAGAAGCTCGTAAAGCCGTCCCGCAATGGAACGCCCTAACCGGTGCCGTACGCATGACCACACAACAATATATAGACTACTTAAACGCTAACCAAGTTGGTAACGGCATATTAAAGGACGCAAACGAAAACTATTTAGACCTAGCAGCGCGTCTGAAGCAAGTAAATACTTTTGCTTCCATAACTGATGAAGAATTAGCAGCATTAAACGGCACAACTTCGGCAGGTAGCAGCGCAGTCGAAAAACTTACAAAGCGGGAGAAAGAATTAATAGATTTACACGAAACTAAAAGCGCAGTATTTGCTAGCAACCGAAAAGAATTAGGATTTTACACAGAAGAATTACAAAAAGCCACAGACGCTATTGATAATTTTACGAGCAGCATGCAAACCAATCTACTAGCCGGAATTGATCTAGGCTCAGTATATAAAGGCCAATTCAACGAAGAAGGCGAAAAAACAGGCGAAAGCCTTCTAGCAGGATTTAACAAACAAATAGAGCAAGCCACATGGTTCGGTAACGTCTTAAACGCTATAAAATCTCAAGGCGCTGATAGTCGACTAATCGAACAAATAGCGGGACTAGGGCCCGAAATTGGTGGCGCATTAGGCCAACAGATGTTAGATGAAGGGCTAGTACCCACGTTAAACGATAAATTTATTGGAGTACAAGAAACGACTAGGACGCTAGCCATGGGCCTAGTCCCCGAGTTCCTATTGGCTGGGCAAGAATCAGCGTTAACTATGGTCGACTCGATTAGCGAGCAAATGGCTAAAGAAGTAAACCGCTTAGCCAAAATCGGCAAAAAAATAGCGAAACCTTTAGGGCAATCATTCAAGGCCGAACTAATGTCAGACGTGGCGGAAGCGTTGCGAGCAGTCGAAGCGGCAGGGGCGGCAGGTCGCGCCGAAGTCGTAGCCGCCGCCGAACGCCGACAAGTTAACTTAACGAACGCCGCAGTAGCGCAAGCATTACAAAACCTTGTCCGATCCGCTGACGCCCGTAACGGGGCACCCGTAAGCCCGGTGAACCGGTGATAACCCTTATAAGCATAAACGGGACGCCGCTAGACCTATCTACGGTCGAGTATGAAGTACAGATCCAACACGGCAGGAGTGACGTTACAGCTTCTCCTCAGCCGTCTAATAGTCAAATAATTATTAGGGGCCCGGTCGGTGTCCAGGTCGAGATCTCGGACACGGTAGAAATAAAGGCCTACGGCTTTCATAGGTTCACAGGGCAAGTGACAGATATAACGCTTACTCATTTATCGAGCGTCCCGCCCGTAGCCGTGTCTACGATAACCTCTATCGGTGAGTTATCGCGAGTGGGATTTACCGAAGTCGGAGCTAGCGGCTGGAGTGAGGAAACCGTATCGACTCGGGTAGATGACGTTCTAACTACCGTAGGCTTACCGTATTTGAATGGGGCCGACACAGTTACAGTCCTACATCAAATATCTAGCGGTAATGCTGAACCTACGGACGCGCTAAGTTACCTGGCGTATTTGGCAGAGACCACGGGCGCTACCTATTATGATGACCCTTACGGTCGGATAGTGTTCGAGTCCTACGGTATGCGAGGCACCACTTCTTTTATTGGCGCTTGGGCCAACGTGGTAGGAGACTACGCCGATAACACCGTTACTTGGGGCAGTTTCCCAGTTAATCAAATACCTACAAATATTCCCGGTACCGACATTATTTTTACTCCTAACTGGACTCGGACTAGGCAAACAGTCCTAAACTCTGTAACCGTTTTAGGCCATAACGATAGCCACGAAACTACCCAAACAGATGCCGGATCGATCGCTACTTATGGGCTACGCGAATACCGGCTGAACACAGACATTAAAAGCGCTGGGGACGTAAGCGATCGGGCAGAAGCAATCATAACCGCCCAAGCAATACCCTTCTGGAATCTGGGCAGTATCTCCATACTCGTGCACAACCTGGGCACAGTAGACCGCGATCTAGTTTTAGAGCTTGTAAGTGGTATGGGAGTTACGCTGGAGAACCTGCCACAACCGGCCCCCGAAACCTATTATTTTGGGATCGTGGAAGGCTGGGGAGAGGTTTACACCCCCGAGCAGCATATTCTCACTTTATCGCTATCCGACCCTAGATATTCCCTAGCCACAATACCGTGGAATGACGTAGACGGGGCCCTAGAATGGGAAGATGTCCCGGCAGCGCTTAAATGGTTCGAAACAATAACTAGCCGAGATTTAGCGGCATAAGGAGAGCAGTATGGCACTTACACCCGAAGGAACCCCCTATGTCGAGTCGACCGACCTAGTAGCGAACTACCCCGCGGCTTCGCTATCGTTGGCTAACCGTGTAGACCTAGTGGGAGTGTTGCCGTTCGCAGACTCGGCGGCTAGAGCCACAGCAATACCTAGCCCTACAGACGGGCAATATTCCTACCTACAGGACAGTAATAGTACGGAGTTTTGGAATGGCTCTGCATGGGTAGCAGCAGCCCCATTATCCGGGTTTAATTTAATTACACCTACTTCTATTGCCAATTCGGGCGGTACCGCAGCCGCTAGTGGTGGTGAAGTAACTTTCACAGGTGTAACAACAGTTTCATTAAATGGAGTGTTTACAAGCACTTACGATATTTATTGTTTAATTGTTTCTGGATCATCAAGCGCGACGGGTACTTTCCGTCTGCGTTTTAGAGCAGCAGGAACCGACGCTAGCGGAGCCAATTATAGAAGCGCTTACACTGGATTTGGAAGCAATGCGGCAACTCTTACTGCTAATACTGATCCCGATGAAACTTCGGCTCTTATTACGACTATCAATACAGATTTATCTCTCAAAATAAAATTAGATTTATACAACCCTCAAAAAGCTTTAGCAACAAGATCTTTTGGATACAGTGAAAGGTCAAGTACTGGTGTGTATTATCCCCAATTTGGTGGATT